CAATATTTTAGCAACTCCTGTTCATAGAGACTCGTACGCGGTCTCGGGTGGTACTGCAATTTACCCATTACCCATGTATATGGCAGCGTCATTATTTGATTTTTGGCGCGGTGACATGATATTTAGATTCAAAATATTATGTACTAAATACCATAAGGGTAGATTGGAAATAAATTGGTGTCCAAATGGTACACCAGGTTCAGCTGGTAATACCACCAATGAAATTTATACCAAAATTCTAGATATAACTAAGAATACTGATATTGAATTTCGCGTACCTTATTTACAGTCTACGGCTTACAAACAATGTAATACCTACACTTCAGCCACACTATTTTCCACATCCACAGCCATTTCTGGTGGTGGTACGAATGATAATGGTGTATTGTCAGTGAAAGTAGTTAATAAGCAAACTTCTCCTTCAGCATCATCAGATATTACTGTTCTGGTGTATGCTAAGTGTGCCGAGAATTTTGAGTTTGCTAGTCCGCAACCTGTAAATGTTCGGGATCAATTTTATGCAATACAGTCTAAGGAAGTAGATTATGATCCCATTACTAGTGATAATATGCAACTAGGAGAATCTTCATCAGAAGATCCTAATCTGAACTTGATCTATCAAGGTGAAAAGGTAGAATCCTTTAGATCTTTATTTAATAGGTCTGTTTATTATTTCACAACTCGCAACCACTTTGTTAATACGAGTACTCTTTTTGTTATTGCAAATAGACTACCTCGTTTTCCTGTAATACCAGGATTCGATGCAGATGGGTTGCATAGTGCGATTGGCCCTGTATCCGGTTTACCTGCCTCGTATAACTTTGTTAATTGGTTACCAATGACATGGTTGGCAAGTTGTTTTATCGGACACAGGGGATCTGTCACCTATCATGTAAATTGTGGCACAGACAACATTGATAGAGTTACTTTCAACAGAGATAGACAAACATTACAGTCTTCCGCTTTTGATAGTAAGACAGAGATTAACTTCATAACTTCATCCAGAAACGAAATCGCTAATTTCAATAACATCAATCATAATCCTGGCACATCCGGATTGACTTTTACAAATCCTTCCGTGCAGACAGGTCTGTCTGCTAATGTTCCGATGTATTCTCGTTTTAAAATTATGTCAAATGGGATAGAATCCCGCACACTGGGTGCTACCGAAGATGGAAGTAATCAAGATAGTTTCGAATTAATTTCTTCAGGTAAGACAGAAGCTGATTTCTATTACACAGGTAATGATCTCTATGTTTCTGCTGGACCAGATTTTTCTTTGATCTTTTTCTTGAACGCTCCAACTATATATCGGTTATCGACTGGAGTTACACCAACGCCATAGTTCCTGCTTCTATTCAAAAAGCAATAATCATCGAGCAGTGATGATTTCCATACGTG